AGGGTATATGATTTAAACGGTTTCAGTAATAGTATTGTATTAGGTGGGGTAGACCTTGCAGAAACAACTGATATGTGTTCTGCTAAAATACTCATGCTGAAAAAAGATGATCCTGTAAAGTATATTCATCAGATGTATTGGATACCTGAAAGTAAATTAAAAATGAGTGATGATAAAGAATCTGGTGCAAAATATGAAGAATGGGCAAAACAAGGTTTAATCAGGATCACAGAAGGTAATGAAGTTGATACATCAGCAATTGCAGATTGGTTTGCTGAAATGTACAAAGATCATAGATTAAGACCATTGAAAATTGGATATGATCAAAGATTCAGTAAAGAATTCATAAAACGTATGGATGAATACGGTTTTGAAACAGAAATGATTTATCAGAACAGATATGTATTATCATCACCTATGCGTTTAGTTGAAGCAGATTTACGTGATCAGTTAATAGCATTCAATGATAATCCGATTGATAAATGGTGTTTAACTAATACAGCGGTACAAGTTTGGGATACTGGACATATTATGCCTATAAAGATCAAAGGACAGGCAAGCAGAAGAATTGATGGTACTTTATCGTTAATTATGAGTTATGAAATGTTAAGAAGGTACAGAACTGAAATGATGAATGCGTTAAGGTAGGTGATAAGATGGGATGGATTGACAAATTATTTAGAAAGCAGCCTAAAAATTCAAATTTTGCACCAACACTTAACGGTTTTTTACCGATATATTCACAGTTTGGTACAGATATATATGCTTCTGATGTTGTGCAGCAAGCACTGAAATGTATTGTAGATGAAATGAAGAAGTTACGACCAATTCATATCAGATACAATGGTAATGATCCTGTACCAGTAAGAAGTAATGTACAGGATGTATTGAATTCACCTAATCAGTTAATGACAACATCAGAGTTTCTTGAAAAAACAATCTGGTTACTTCTGATGAATTATAACGCATTTATCATACCTACTTATTACACATGGGTTGATGAAAAAACAGGTGTTGAAAGAAGATACTATGATTCATTTTATCCTATCAATCCTACACAGGTTGATTTTATAGAAGATGCTTCAGGTAGATTGTTTGTAAAGTTTTGGTTTTGGGATGGTAAAACAACTACCATACCATATGATGATGTAATACATATCAGATACAACTATTCAATCAATGAATACATGGGTGGTAATGAATTAGGTCAACCTGATCATAAACCGTTACTTGGTACGCTTGAATTGAATGATACGCTGCTGAAAGGTATTGCTAAAGCAATGAATGCTTCTTATGCAGTAAACGGTATTGTGAAGTATAACACTATGCTTGATAACGGCAGTACAGAAGCAGCTATAAAAGAATTTGAAAAGAATTTACAAAATAGTTTCAGTGGTATTTTACCGCTTGATCTGAAAGCAGATTTTACTGCATTACCAAGAAATATACAGTTGGTTGATGAAGCTACATTGAAATTCATTGATGAAAAAATCTTGCGTAATTGGGGTGTACCGTTATCAATTCTTACTGGTGATTATACTAAAGAAGAATATGAAGCATTTTATCAGAAAACGCTTGAACCATTAGTTGCTGCAATGTCACAGGCGTTTACCAAAAAAGTATTCACCAGTAGGGAACGTGCATTTGGAAATGAAATTAAATTTTATCCTAAAGATTTAATTTTCATGACAACAACACAGAAACTTGAATTGGTAAACCTGTTAGCACCTACAGGTGCAATATTTGAAAATGAAAAGCGTACTATGTTTGGTTTAGTACCATTACCTGAACTTGAAAACAAGCGGTATATGTCATTGAATTGGGTTGATGCAGATATGGCTAATCAGTATCAAGCAGGTAAAGTTAATATTGATGTTGTGGATGAACAAAAAGAAGAGGTATAAGCATGGCAACAACATTTGAAGCACCTGAAAGCAGGAATGAAGCTATTCTTCAGAACATGCTTGGTGAAGATAATGATCTTCTTGCACCAGAAAGCAGAATTGAAGTATTACTTCTTGCGCTGCTTCAGAAACTTGGTGGAAGCGGTAATAAAGGTGAAGTACAGATTGATTATCAGATATTAAACAAACAGAATATATCAATTAAACATTCATCTGAATCACGTGCAAATTACAATGCTTATTTGATACTTACACAGATGGGTATTATTTATGTAAAAGTTGTATCAGGAACAGGAACAGCAGTTAATTTAGCAGGTTATACATACACAGTAACATGTACCGTATCAGATCAGACAGTAAATATTGATCTTGGTTATGAATGGAATGTTGGTGTGATCATTCCTATTCTTGGTGATTATGTTGAAAGTATTTCATTTAGTTAAGAGGTGATAACATGCCAAATAAAGAGTTAGAACAAAGATCATACAGCTTTGATATCAGAACAGCTTTAAATGATGATAATGTTGGTGTTATCACAGGTAGACCTATTGTATATAACAGCAAAACTGATCTTGGTTATTTTGATGAAGTAATTGAATCTGGTGCATTAGATGGTGCAGATTTGCGTGATGTACGCTTTCTTGTAAACCATGATATCAGTAAAATACCGCTTGCAAGATCACGTAACAATAATGGTAACAGTACCATGCATTTAACACCTGATCTTGAAGGTATGGCTATTAGAGTTAATCTTGATATTGAAAACAATACTGAAGCACGTAATTTATACAGTGCAATTGAACGTGGTGATATTTCTGGTATGTCATTCATGTTTAGCATTGATGATGAAGAATGGACTGAATTAGATTCAGATCATCCAACAAGACATATAAAACGTATTTCAAACGTGGTTGAAGTTTCAGCGGTAACATTTCCTGCTTATGAAGCTACAGAAATCAGCGTTAGAAATAAAGAAGCATTGGATAATGCAAAGTTAGCACTGGAAAGTGTGAAGCGGTCACAGAAGCAGTTATTGGATAATAACAGTGAAAGTGATATTGAACTTGCGAAAGCAAAATTTAACTTTATGGTAAATTTAGGAGGATGCAAAAATGCGTAAATCAATTCTTGAAAAGAGATTGCAGCGTCTTCAGGCAAAGCTTAACACGCTTACACAGCGTGCTAATGCTAGTAATGATGTAGCTGAAATCAGAAGCCTTACAGAACAGGTTGCAGATGTAAATGCAGAAATTGCTGAAACACAGGCTGAACTTGATGAAATTATTGCTGAAGAACAGCGTGCAGCAGCACCTGAAGCTGAAACACGTGCAGCAGTACCTGCAAATGCAACACTTGTTAATGGTAATGTAAACGGTACGTTTACACAGAATACAGCGGTACAGACACGTGAAAATGTTGATCCGTTTGGTACGCTTGAATACAGGCGTGCATTCATGCGCTATGCACAGACTGGTGAACCTATTCCTGCTAATCTGGTACAGCGTGATGGAATGCCTACAAATACTGATTCAATTGGTGCTACTATTCCTACAACTACACTTAATGAATTTATCAATGAAGTACGTGTTAGATATGGTCAGCTTTATAACAGAGTAAGACACCTGAACATTCAGGGTGCAGTTAAAGTACCTATTGCACGCCTTCAGGCTACATTTAAATGGATCAATGAAAGTACAGTTGCACCACGTGAAGATGGTGGTACAATCAATGAATTTGTTATGTTTGAATATAACATGGCAGAAATCAGAGTTTCACAGACGCTGCTTTCACAGATTGTTTCCCTTGATATCTTTGAACGTGAAATTGTCCGTATTATGGTAATTGCTTATCTTCAGGCAATGGATAACGGCATTATTAACGGTACTGGTAAAGGTCAGATGCTTGGTATTCTGAATGATCCACGTGTAATTGCAACAGGTAATGTAGTTGAAATGACTGCTGCAGAATTCAATAATTGGACTGCATGGAGAAAGAAATTTTTTGCAAAACTTCCGCTTGGATACCGTGCAGGTGAATTTATTTTCCCGCTTGCAACAGTTGATGAATATCTTGAAACAATGGCTGATGCAAACAACAATCCTATCTTCAGACAGGCTACAGGACTTGAAGTAAATGATGGTGATGCTACTGATCCTAACGGCAGATTCTTTGGTAGAAGAATTACACTGGTTGAACCTGATATTATCCCTGATTTTGATTCTGCATCTGCAGGTGATGTAGTTGGTATCTTCTGGCAGCCTGAAGAATATGCAATTAACACTAATTATCAGTTTGGTATGCGTAGATGGTTTGATGAAGAACGTAATGAATGGGTAAATAAGATGCTTACAGTTGTTGATGGTAAGGTACTTAATCCTATGGGTATTTATCTGATCAAGAAGAAAGCAAATTAAGGTGGTGTGATCATGGATACAACTATTGATGCACTTAAAGCACTTTATGTTGCACTTGGTGGTACTGCAGCTGATGTTGCAGATATCGTTATCATTCCTGATATGATCAATGCTATTACAGCACTTATTACAAGTGGTAAAACTGCTGAACTTCCTGCAGTTACTGCAACTAATAACGGTAAGGTACTGAAAGTTGTTAATGGTAAATGGGCTATTGGTGATGATGAAGCAGTTGTTAGTAATGGTTAAACTTAAAAAATTAGAGGTGAAAAATTATGATTAACGCAAATAGAATTGTTCCGATTACAACGGTTGATCTGATCAGTATGTATGGTTTGATCCTGATGCAGAATGCAAGCGCAAATGGATCACTTGCAAAAGTATCTTCTGGTACAGTTGAAGGTGATTTTGAAATCACAGCTGCTGCAACACCGCTTATTTGTGATGAACCTGTACAGACAATTGATATTGCAAGTGGTGTATCATCTGCAACAATTTATTTTGTACCTGCATACAGCTATGCAGGGTTCACAGTAAATGGTGCAGCTGCAACAATTGCTGATAATGATGTTGAAGTTGAACCTGATGGAAGATCACTTTATAAAGCGGTTCTTGGATCAGGAACAATTACAATTACTAAAGTTGGTTTCTGATTGAAAGGTGGTAGTGCAATGATAAATATTGCTAATGTAAAAAATGCACTTGGTATAACTGGTAATTATCAGGATAACACGCTTCAGGAATACATAAATGAAGTTACTGCTTTTCTGATTGATGCAGGTGTACCTGAAGCAAATATTACAGTTGGTATCATTGCACGTGGTGTTGCTGATTTATGGAATTATGGTGCAGGTGAAGGTAAACTTTCAAGCTATTTCATGATCCGTGCAACACAGTTAGCATTGAAAGCAGGTGGTTCAAATGGCTAGATCATTTAAACCATCTGCACCATTCAATGTACCAATGAAGTTATTAAAACCAACATCAGAACGTGTACAGGGTGCGGTTAAAAAGGCGTATACACCACCTAATGAAAGTGATCTGATATATGGATCATTCAGAACATTTGGTGGTGTAGAGAATGTACAGGATGGTATATACACGCTGATAAATACAGCTACTATTGATACTTGGTACAGACCTGATATAACTGCAGATTGCAGATTATATATTTGTAATAATGAACAAATATATGAAATTATTAGTGATCCTGAAAATATTGAAATGAGAAATCAATATTTACAATTCAAGGTACGTAAAGTAGGTGGTAAACCGTGAAAATGTCAATTACATTTGATGGTTTTGAAAAGCTTGCAGCAGAACTTGATAAACAGGGTAAAGAATTAAAACCTGCAGTTACAGAAGCTTTAGAAGAAACACAGAAGTATATTCAACAACAAGTTGAAAGTGCTTCTGAAGTGTATTCTTCAGGTGGTAGAAAAGGATATGCTGAAGGTAATTTAGTTAATGCTATTATCACTGATCCTAAAATTGAATGGGAAGGTAACACAGCTACAGTTGGTGTTGGTTTCTCACATAAGAAGGATAAAAAAGGCTTTATACATTCACTGTTTGTAATGTATGGTGTACCTGCACATGGAAAATTTAACAGAGGTTATCAGAAAGATGCTAAGGTATATAATGCTATACGTGGTATCAGAACAAAGAATCAAATAAAGAAGATACAAGAAGATGTGATGAAAAAGTATTTGGATTAAGGAAGGTTAAAACATGACTGATGTAAAGCAATTGTTAATTGATACATTATCACCGTTTGATTATCCTGTAATTTTACAGGGTTCACTTTCTGATGAAACTGTTTATCCTGATCATTTCTTTACATTCTTCAATAATGATTCTGCAGATGGTAACTTCTTTGATAATAATGAAACTATCACAGTGTGGGATTTTGACTTAAACATTTATTCAATTGATCCTACTATAGTAAATTCTGCATTAGTACAGGCTAAACCATTACTGAAAGCTGCAGGTTTTATTGTAGATGGTAAAGGTTATGATGTACTTTCAAACAATCCAACACATACTGGTAGAGCTATAAATGTTCAATATATTGAAAAAGTGAGGTAATTAAAAATGGCTGAATATGTTGATGAATTCCGTGGTACTGATGATCTGTATTATGCTGAAGTAACGGTTGATGATAATGAAGAAAATACAGCTTCTTCAGGACAGACACCTAATCATGGTTATGTAACTGGTACAGTTAAACGCCTTGCACCAGTTGCTGAAATCAGTAAGACAGTAGAAACAGCTTCTGATACAAAATACTATGATAATAAAGCTGCACTTACAATCAATGCAGAAGGTGCTGATACAATCACACTTAATATTCCTGCACTTGATCTTGTAACACTTGCAGATATTACTGGTAAAGATTATGATGCTACAACTGGTGCTTTCATGGATGGTGAAGCTAAACCTAAAATGTTTGCACTTGGTTACAGGCTTGGTTTAACAGATGGTACATACCGTTATGTATGGCGTTATAAAGGATCATTTGCAATTCCTGATGAAACATCACAGACAAAAAATGCAGGTACTGATTCAAATGGTCAGACACTTACATACACAGGTATCAGCACTATTCATAAGTTTGAAAATGCTGAAGATGCACAGGGTAATGCAACATCACAGAAAGCACTTGTTGTTGATGAACGTGATGGTTTAGCTGATCTTAGTACGTTCTTTAATACAGTTACAACATGTGATACTCTTCAGGCAAAAAACGGATAACACCAATTGTTGGTGAAGCCATTGTTGGTTTAGCTACAATTGGTGGAAGTAATTCTGAAGAGGGGTATTATTTCTATGTCATATAACAAACAAACATGGAATAACGGTGATGTAATTACTGAAGGTAAATTAAATCATATTGAAACAGGTATTGATGAAGCACATGATTTAATTGAAAATATTGAAACTGATGTTTTGGACAATGATATAAAGCAAGCATTATTAAATTGTTTTGCACATGTTGCATGGACAGATGAACATGGACAAGATTATTATGATGCACTTGAAGATGCTTTATATCCACCTGTTCAGGTATATTCAATCAATGCAGTATATACACAAAGTGGTGCAGTATATACAACTGATACACTTGAATCACTTAAATCTGATCTTGTTGTAACAGCTTTATATGATGATGCTACTACTGAAGTAATTACAAATTATACATTAAGCGGTACATTAACTGGAGGTGTTAGTACCATCACCGTTTCTTATGGTGGTAAAACAGATACTTTTGAAGTAACTGTTACTGAAATCATATTAAATTATATTGATGCGGTATTTACACAAGGTAGTGCAGTTATTTATGATACTGATTCATTAGATGATCTGAAGCAATATTTAGTTGTTACTGCATATTATTCTGATAGTACATCAGCAGTTGTAAATGATTACACTTTAAGTGGTACGTTAACTGAAGGTACAAGTACAATTACAGTTACATATAATGGTTTAATTGATACCTTTGATGTTACTGTTACTGAAAAGACGTTGAACTATATACATAGTTGGGACTTCACGCAATCGCTTGAAGATATGGTGGGAGATTCAGATGCAGTATTGAAGAACGCAACAAGAGATTCAAGCGGATTACATTTATCAGCTGCAACTGCATGTTGTTTTCTTGGTTCTGATGTTTATCCTGTAGGTAGTTGCGTTGAAGTTGATTTTGCTTCAACATCAGCTAATCTTGGTACTAATCATGGTAGATTGATGATGATAAATGATATAGCACAGCCCACTATTGATAGTCCTGCGGTAGGTAATGGATTTATTTATCGTAATACTGGCAAATGGTCATTCTATAGGGGTGGTTGGACACCTGATTCATTAGAAACTGATCCTGATGTATTTAGCGGTAAAACGTTGAAGATGAAATATTATCAATCTTCAGTAGATAATAAGTATTATACGGATGTGTATGCTGATGATACTTTAGTTGCTAGTAATGGTGGTGGTAATAGTAAATGGAATAAATACTGTAATCCGTTATATATTGGTTCAACTGGTAATTCATTTAATGAAGCAGTTATTACAGCAGTTAGAATTTATATGATAGAGGAATGATAGAATGGCAAGTATTTATGATTATCAAGGTAATCCCATTATCATTGATGGTTCATCTGCTATTGATTATGACAAAATAGTAAAAGGTGTAGCACACAGGGGTTTTTCAAGTGTTGCACCTGAAAATACTATTCCTGCATTTAAATTAGCAAAACAAAACGGTTTCAATTATGTTGAAACTGATATCAGATTTACATCTGATAATATCCCTGTATGCATTCATGATGGTTCAATAGATCGTACTAGTAATGGAACTGGTAATGTTGGATCAATGACACTTGAAACAATTAAAACATATGATTTTGGATCATGGAAATCATCAGATTATGCAGGTGTTAAAATTCCTACATTTGAAGAATTTATGACTTTATGCCGTGCTATTGAATTACATCCATATATTGAATTAAAAACAGGAACACAAGCGCAAATTGAAAATCTTGTTGATATTGTTAAATCATATGGAATGCATAATAAAGTAACTTGGATATCATTTACTGATACATATTTAACATATGTAAAAAATTATGATTCAAAAGCACGTATTGGATATCTTGTAAATAGTGTAGGTTCTACAGATATAACAACTGCTGAAGGATTAAAAACAGAAGATAATGAAGTATTTATTGATTCTGGTACATATTCTGGTAGTGGATTATCATCACAAGTTCAATTATGTATTGATGCTGATATGATGCTTGAAGTATGGACAATTGATTATTCAAACACTATTAGAGGTTTAAATCCATATATTACAGGTGTAACAAGTAATAGTTTAATTGCAGGTAAAGTTTTATATGATGCAAATATAACTTAAAAAAAGATAGGAGATCACAAATGAAGTTAAACATTTACAAGAATCAGAAAGATATCGAAAAGACATATACAATTGATGCATATGATCTTATGTATGGTACAGTTGAAGATATTTTTGAAGTAATGGATGGATTAGATGAAAAATCATCTGATAGTGATATTGTTAAAGTCATTCAGAAAAATAGAACAAAGTTAACTGCACTGATCAAAGATATTTTCCCTGAAATTACTGATGATGAACTGAAGCGTATTAAGCTTAAAGAACTTGTACCATTCTTTATTGATCTGTTTGTTTATGTTATTGATTCATTTGGTGATCAAAAAAACTAATGAACGGTGGTGGTGAAAATGACACCACCACCGTTTCTTTATATGAAGTATTTTTTGAACTTGAAGATAATCTTTGTACACGTTATACAAGCCTGAATCCGTTTATTGTAAGGCGTGAAAAGGTTGGTGAAGTATTTCTATTAGTGAAACGATTAAACGCCTTAAATCAGCGTAAAAACGGCATTAAACGTGATGATAAAGTTTACATAGATAGAAACGGTAACAAACATATCAGAAGAAAAGCAACTAATGATAATTGGTATTGATTGTGAGGTGATAAAACTATGGCTGAATTAGAAAGCACAATGCAATGGAAAGTTGATATAACTAGTTTTACTGCTGCAATGCAAGAAGCTAAAAAAGCACTTTCAAACACCAATAGTGAATTCAAATTAACTACTTCAACTATGGACAAATGGTCAAATAATACAGCAGGTGTTGAAGCTAAACTAAAGCAGTTAAGCGGACAGTTAGAAGCAAACAAGCGTATTCTTGACATTTATAATAGTGCATGGGAACAGGCAAAAAAAGAATTTGGTGAAACATCACCTGAAGCTGAAAGACTTGGTAAAAAGGTTGAAGAACAGCAGATAAAAGTTAATAAAGCACAGGTACAGATTAACAAGTATTCTGATCAGTTGAATAAAATGCAAGCTGAACAGAAAGAAAGTGAAACTGCTACTGAAAAACTGAATAAGCAGATTGATGAACAGCAACAGAAAGTTGATGAATTAAAAGCTGCTTACAAAAATTCATTAGTTGGTGATAATCCTGAAGAAACAAAGAAACTTGCAAAAGAATTAAAATCTGCTTCTGAAGAATTAGCTTCAATGAAGAAACAGATGAAAGATGCAGATAAAGCTGCAGATGATCTTGATGCAAGTTTAGATGAAACAGATGATTCTGCTAGAAGTGCTTCAGAAGGTTTTACAGTTTTTAAAGGTGCTTTAGCAAATCTTGTTTCACAGGGTATTTCTAAAGTAATTGAAGGTGTTAAAGAACTTGCAAGGCAGACATTTGAAGCAGGTTCAAATTTTGAATCTTCAATGTCAAATGTTGCAGCTATTTCAGGTGCTACTGCACATGAAATGGATCAGTTAGCAAGTAAAGCTGAAGAAATGGGTGCTAAAACAAAATTCAGTGCTTCTGAAGCTGCTGATGCTTTTGGTTATATGGCTATGGCAGGTTGGAAAACTGAAGATATGCTTTCAGGTATTGAAGGTATTATGAATCTTGCAGCAGCATCTGGTTCTGATCTTGCAACTACTTCAGATATTGTAACTGATGCACTTACTGCTATGGGTTATGGTGCAGCAGATGCAGGTAAATTAGCTGATGTAATGGCTGCAGCATCTTCAAATGCAAATACCAATGTTGAAATGATGGGTGCAACATTTCAATATGCTGCACCGCTTGTTGGTGCTTTAGGGTATTCAATGGAAGATACAGCAGTAGCAATTGGTTTAATGGCTAATGCAGGTATCAAAGGTGAAAAAGCAGGTACTGCACTTAGAAGTATATTTACAAGACTTTCAGCACCACCTAAAGAATGTGCTGAAGCTATGGAACAGTTAGGTATATCAATTACAAATACTGATGGTACTATGAAACCATTCAGTGAAGTAATTGGTTCTTTACGTAAAGGTTTTGATGGTTTATCTGAAGCTGAACAAACACAGATTGCAAAAAATTTAGCAGGACAAGAAGCCATGTCAGGACTGCTTGCAATTGTTAATGCAGCACCTGAAGATTTTAATAAATTAACACTTGCAGTTGATAATTCAACTGGTGCAGCTGAAAAAATGGCTAACACCATGAATGATAATGTAGGTGGACAGATCACGCTGCTTAAATCAAAAATTGAAGGTATCATGATCAAGACATTTGAAAAAATGTCAGGATCAATTAGAAAAGCAATTAACACTACATCTGAAACACTTGATAATGTTGATTGGGATGCTTTCGCTGAAGGTGCAGGTAATGTTGCTGAAAAGATTGCTGAATTCTTCAGTTTCATTATGAAAAACGGTGATACCATTGTTGATACATTAAAGGTAATTGCAACTGCATTTGTTACATATAAAGCAGTTAGTACCATTTCAAGTGTTACAACTGCATTTACAGGTATGTTTGATGCAGTTAAAAATGGTTCATCCATTATGGGTGAATTAACTAAAGTGATTGGTGCTAATCCATATGCATTACTTGCAGCAGGTGTAGTTGCAGCAGGTTCAGCTATTGCAGTTTATGCACAGAAAGCACGTGATGCACGCCTTGCACAGTATGAATTGAATGATGAACAGCAAGCAGCGATTGATAAAATAACTGATTATGTTGATACATATAACACATTAAAAGAAGCACGTGATGAAGTACTTTCAGATATAAACACTGAATATGGATATATTGAAAGCTTGAAGGATCAGTACAATGATCTGATTGATTCTAATGGTAAAGTTAAAGAAGGTTATGAAGATCGTGCTGAATACATTAAAACAAGATTAGCTGAAGCACTTGGTATTGAACTGGATGCAGTAAATGAACTGGTAAGTGAAAACGGTAAATTGTCTGATTCAATTGATGATCTGATCAATAAAAAGAAAGCTGAAGCGGTGTTAATGGCTAATGAAGAAATGTACAATGAAGCCATTAAAAACCGTGCTACTGCTTTTGATGATCTTGTTAATGCACAAAAAGCAGTTACTGAAGCTGAAGAAAAATTAACTGAATCACAAGAAGCTGCTAATAAAGTATGGGAAACATACAATGAATTGATGAAAACATCACCTATTGAAGCTGAAAGATATTTATCAACACAAGGTGATGTAATTACAGCTAATAATATTGCTAAAACTTCATTTGAAGAAGCAAATAAAAAACTTGGTGAAGCTGAAAAAGCATGGCAAGATTACAACACTGTTATTCAGAATTATGAAGGTTTAGGTTCTGCAATTGTTAGTGGTGATGTAAATAAAATCAATGATGCTTTATTAGCATTACAGAATGGTTTTATCACAGCTGAAAACAGTAACCGTGAATCACTTGAAGAACAGGTTAAAAACTATGAAAAGAATCTTTCAGATTTGCAGCACGCAATTCAGACTGGTACACCGTATGTAACACAAGATATGGTTGATCAAGCACAATCAATGGTTGATGCTGCAAAAGCTGAACTTGATAAACTTGCACCGCAAGCAGCAGAAAGTGCAAAAACAGGTGCAAATGAATTTAATGATAATATCAAGGCTAAAAAAGGTGAAGCACAAACAGCAGGTAAAGAACTTGCAGAAAGTGCTGATTCAGGTGCTAAAACTGGTGCTAAAGGAATGATCAACACTGGTGGTGATACTGGTGATTCTTATAATGAAGGTGTTGAATCAAAAAAAGGTGGTGCAAAAAAATCAGGTGAAACATTAGCTGATAATGCAGTTGAAGGTTCTTCATCTGAAAACGGTGAAAATGGTGGTGCAAAAACATCAGGTTCAAATTTTGGTGAAGGTTTCTTTAATGGTATTGGATCATGGTTAAAGAAAGTTTGGAATAAAGGTTGGGAACTTGCAAAATCTGCACTTGGTGGATTGAAGAAAGGACAAGAAGAAGGATCACCTTCAAAATTAACTAAACAATCTGGTGTTTATTTTGGTGAAGGTTATCAACTTGGTATTGAAAGCACTACTAAAGATGTAACAAAAGCTGCTGCAGATTTAGGTAAACAATCAACTGATGCACTACTTGAAAGTATTGGTAAACAGAAAGATGAAGCTGAAAAGAAATTAAACGGTTTAAAAGATACATTTGCTAATCTGAAAAAAGTTTATAGTGATGCTGTAAAGAATCGTTCAGATGAATTGAAAAAATCATTCAATCTGTTTGATGATGTTAAGTTAGATGAATCAAAAACATCTGAAGAACTTACTGCAAATTTAAAACATCAGGTTAAAGCACTTAATGAATATAATGCTACAATGGCTGATCTTGAAAAAAGAATCAATAATAAAGCATTGATTGAAACATTAAGATCACAGGGTGTTTCATCACTTGATACGCTGAAAGCACTTGATAGTATGACTGATGAAGAATTAAAGCAGTATGTGAAGTTGTTTAATAAGCGTAATAAGTTAGCAAAAGAACGTGCTTTAATTGAAAATGAAGAGCTTAAAAAAAGCACTGAAAAGCAGATTGAAAAAATGCAGAATGATGCAGAAAATCAGGTTAAAAAGCTTGATGAATCATATGCTAAACGGCTTCAAAAATTAAGTAAATCTGTTTCTAAAGAAAGTGAAAAAGTAGGTACTTCAATTACAGATGGAATTGCTAAAGGTATTAAATCTGGTACAGCATCAGTTACCAGTGCATTAACTAAATCTGCATCTGGAATGGTTAAAACTGTACAGAAAGCACTAAAAGTAAATTCACCTTCAAAAGTATTTGCTGATAAGGTTGGTAAATGGTTACCATTAGGAATTGCACAGGGTTTTGAAAATGCAATGCCTGAAACAGAAAGAAGTATGCGTGATTCAGTTATGGGTGCTGTAAATACATTGAAAACTGATCTTTCAGGTGCTAATTTACAATTAGCTAATGCAGTATCAGGTAATGCATCAGTAACTGGTGTAGGTGGTGTAGTTGGTAATACACAGCAGGTGGTGAACTTTTATCAAACAAACAATTCACCAAAAGCACTTGATAGATTGACCGTATACAGAGAAACAAACAGTTTACTTTTTAACGCTAAAGTGAGGTTAAGCAATGTTTAGTTTAGTATTAGAAAACAAAAACGGTGATCAGCTTACTTTTTCACAGAATTCACCATATACAATCAGTGATATTCAGGGTTTGAATCCACCTGATGCAACTATCAATACTTCTGAAGTATCACTGATTGATGGTGCTAAATATAACAGTGCTAAAGTAAATATGCGACAACTGATGATTGCATTTGCAATTGAAACTAGTGCTGCATATAACCGTGTAC